ATTGATGACACTCAGGCGTTGATGTTTCGTGAGGCTTTCAACGAAAGCGATTTCTTCATCTGTCAGGTCGAGCATGTCGCCGCGATGATAGCGGCGCTCGTCCCAATACATATGATCGTCCAAAAGAATGACACGCGGCATGTTGCCCCCAATTGAATGGGGCAGCCCCGTAGGACTGCCCCGGCTTCATTACACCGCAGCCGAGAACGGCGTGGCTTCGGTGCCGGATGCGTTCGAGATGCAATTGACGGCCCACAGGTTTGCCGCAATGTCATCAACGATGACGCGAGCGCCGCGAACACCGCCAGTGCCGGTGCCGTTCATGGTGATCGTGTCCGAGTCCGCCGCCGTCTCGAACATGACAGCGGTGTCACCCGCGTCCGCCGAGAACAGCGCCCATCCGACAAAGATGTCGGAAGAGTTGGCAACGCGCACAACGTAGTTACCACCCGAAAGCGTGGTCCCGACGATGAACTCGTAACGGTTGCCAGAGCCGGTCGCGGCGGGCAGGATTGCCGTCGCGCCAGCCGCGCGGTTGAAGACAAGACGCGACCCGACGAAGCCTTCGTCGGTGATCGTGGTGGATGCGGCGGTGAGCGAAATCACCCCGTAGTTTTCGAAGTATTGCGAGGGCATTCAAGCCTCCATTGCAAAGGTGGAAAGGGGGAGAGACGGGCGGCTATTCACCGCCCACCATCATCACGAAGTCGTGCAGTCCGCAACGAGGCCAAGCGCCTGTTCGTTCTTCACGCACATGGTGATTTCCGAAACAAGCTGGCGCTTTTCGCTGTCGCCGGTCTTGGCCAGTTCCTCGTTCTTCAGCGCATCCAGGGTCGCAACCGCAACCATGTCCGTCTGAATGATCCAGACGTCACGCGAGCGGTTCTGACGGCACGGAACGAACTCGACCTTGCCCCACGGCGTGACATAGATGTCCAGAACGTTCTGGACCTTGCCAACGGTCGTGGTGTTGCGCTGCGCGTTGTTGCCGGTGAAGGCAAGCGCCGCGTCCATCTGGAAGGCCGACAGATACACCCGGTCGGGTTTTCCGCCTTCAAGCCAGATTTCCTGCATGGTCAGGTCGAAGTCGTCCTGAATGAACGCCGTCTGCGAGCCATCGGTGCGGGCGGCAGTGCCGTTCGCGCCAACAGGGTTCGCGCCGCCGCCGCCAACGTTGTTCACGTTGGTGGACACCCAGGAGCCAAGGCCAGCAAGACGCGGGGCAACGGTCGAGGAACCGGTGACCTGCGCTTGGTTGGCGAACATGGCAGCTTCCATGTCCAGCTTGATTTCGCGGGTGCGCTTCAGGATTTGGTAAGCCATTTCCCCGGCGCGACCGGCCTTGTCAACGACATCGGCAGTCCGCGAGACCTGCACCACCTTCTTGAAGATTTGGGTGCGGTTGCCAACGCGAACGGTCGCGGTGAAGGCTTCCGCCACGCTGTCGTCACCCTCGATATGGGCGTTGTCAGCGGTGGCCGAGGCAAGCACGTCCGTCTGCCATTCGACGTAGCGGGCCTTCGCCTTGATCTTGGGCGAGGCGGTCAGGAACGGGGTTTCATACGGGTCGATATTCCAGATCATGTCCGAAAGGTCTTCCCGCATGCCAACGAGAGAGTTGGCAGTCGTGGTATTCACAGGGGCAGCCATTGTGGCCTCCTATCGTTTTGATGGGGTTGTGAGCCATTCCACCCAAGCGTCAGGGCTTTGGGTTTTCTTGGCCCGTTCAAAGACTTTTGCCTCGGAGGCTTTGGGCGATTCCGGGCGCACGGCTTTTGGCCGAACCACTTTCGGCGCTTCCGCCCGCTGGACGGGTTGCGCTTTCTGTGCCTGCAGCTTTCGCCATTGCATCGCGTCGTGCAGCACTTCGACGGATCGGGCATCGTCAACCGACATCAGGTCGGCATCCGTAAATCCGTATTCCCGCCCGAACTTCACCAAATCCGAGCGCAACGCTTCCGCTTTAACCGGGTCAGCGAAGTCAGGGATTTTGGCTTTCAGCCGTTCGGCATTCTCCTGCAGCCGCTGCCGTCTTTGCATGTCGGCAAGCTGTGCCTGCCGCTGCTGGACGGCGTGAACCTGCGACTGCTGGTTCTGCCATCTGACAAGCTGGTCTTGATACTTCGCCTGTTCCTTGATGTATTTCACAGGGTCGGTTTCAGCCAGTTTCGGGTCGGGGAGTTTCGGCGGAGGAACAACGCCCTGCGTCGAAAGTTGCTGCGCAAGCGATAGAATTGCCTGTCGCTCCTGGGCGAGCGTTTGCTGAAGTTGTTCCGCCTCTTTGACTTTCGCGGCGGCTTCCTGCATTCGCTGCTGGACGTATTGCTGACCGGAGTAGTCCCGTTTTAGCTCTTCGAGCGTCACCTTCTTCTCAACGCCGTTCACTTTGACGGTAATGAGTTCTGGTTGCTCAGGAGCATCAGGCTCTTCGGCTTCCTCAACGTCCTCGTCATCGGCCTCTGTTTCTTCCGGTTCGGCCTCTTCTCCGGTTTCCTCGTCGGTCGCATCTAGCGGTGCCGCTTCGGTATCTTCATTGTCTGCCGCTTCCTCATCCTGTTGCGGTTCCCCGCCGAGAATGAATTGCACAAGGCTTTCCTCAGTCGTGGCGTCCACGGTGCTGATTTCCTTTTCGCTGCTCGAAGGTCTCTTCGTTGATCCGCGCCTGTAGGGCGTTCTGGATAAACTCCACCGCGCGGACCTTCTCATGGGCGGCAGAGATTTCGTCGGGCGTTGCGGACGGGCGCAAAAACACGCTTGCCGCATCGCTCCGAATGTCATTGAATACGGACAAAAGCCCATCGTCCGCCAAAAGGCGGCGGGCCTCAGAGGCCCTTTGCTCGATTGTCAACGGTTAGAACCTCGGGGCTGCCTGTTGCGCCAGGATCGCAGCCGGGTTGACCTGCAATCCGTATTTGCCGAGCAAGTCAGCGATTTCCAACATCAGTTGTTGGTTCATCTTGTCCCGCTCGCGGTCGTCGTCCATCCGCATCTTCTGCGCTTCCAAAGCCGTATCAGCCTGCGCCTTCTGAGCGGCAATTTGCGCCTTCTGCACGTCGGCCTGTGCCTTTTGCTGCACCTTCGCCATTTCGACTTGCATGAAGGCTTTGGTAGGGTCGTTCTGTTGCTGGCCCTGTGCCGCTTGTGCCGCTTGCTGCATTAGCTGCTGCTCAATCTGCGGGTTCATCGGCTTGAAATACCGATCCGGGTTTGTCAGCCCGCCAAGCATGGCAGCATCGACCAGCGCGTTGCGGATGTTCGTCAACCCGACAAGGCCATTCTGCGGCCCGCCCATCGACCATGCCTGCAATTGCATCTGGATCACCTGCCCGAGCGCGACCATGCGTTCCTCATGGCGTCCGGTGCCGATGCCCACATTGACCACAAGGTCAAAGTCCGTCGCCCAGGATTGCGGATCGACGGGCACAAACTGTCCGTCCACCCGGATCATTTCGCCGGGGTTCGGATGCTGCCGCGCAAGCTGGACGATGGTGCGGAAAAGCTGTTTCATCCCGCCTTCGGCCAAGACGCGCGCCATCAACTCAGCAACCGCATTCGTCGTCTGATCTGCCAGCCGCACGCCCGCCGCCGTCTGCGACGACAGTGCATCAACGTCCAGCCCCATGCCCGCGCCCGTGATGCCGGTCTTGGTGCGGATGATTTCGTCGTAATACTGCATCGCGGGCAGAGCGGCAGTTGACGCGCCGCCCATCGTGATTTCGCGGATGTTGCCCGGTGCCTTCGTGCGGATGACGCCGCCGAACTCATTGTTCAGCACGTCGTCCATATTCACTTGCGCTTCCACAACCTCCATTCGCGGGTTGTTGAGCCAAGTGATGCTATCGAGCAGGCCACGCAGGAGGACCGTGGATGCGTCCTGGTCATCCTCGATGATGTCAACCAGCGAGCGGCCATAGAACGAATGCGGCTCCGGGTCGATTTCAAACACCGCGAATGGGCTGTAATCGCAAAGCTCATAGTCCAAAATCTTGTAGTCATCGCCCGCGCAGATGAACTTGTAGAGGCGCGGAATGCCCGTGCCTTCAATGTCCATTTTCATGTAGGCTTCAGTGATAACGACGTGACGCATGGTCGGATCTTCGCCGCCATCATCGTCGTCAGTCTGATCCCATCCGGTGCGCTCTAGTTCCTCTTCGTCGCCCGTGCTGGAGCCCTTGGTTCCGGCGAAGTCGATCACGTCCTCGAACGGAAAGCCCATTTCCACCAAGTCACCGATCCGGCCTTCGGTGGAATGCCCGCAGACGTAGGCCCGCGTGA